AACATCCAAGTCGGGTCGGTTATCGACTCTTACACTGATAGCAGTGGACGACTTTGGAAATCCGGTGTTGATGATGCCGGACTCTTTGTTGTCATCAAACTTCGTGATGACATCGAAAAGGCCCGAGAAGTGGCCAATGAAATTCGCAAGGGTGCCCTACGGGGGTTCAGTATCGGAGGACAGGCTTTCAAGCGTGTCAACAAATCCGATTCAAAGCATGGAGATTACACTGAAATCTCCAAGTTAGAACTCCACGAAGTGACGATTTGCGAAAAGGGAATCAACCCAGAAGCAACCTTTAGAATTTTGAAGGAGGACACGAATATGACAGAAGACACAACAATGAATGAACTATCGTCCGTACTGGACAGAATCAACATGCGACTTGATGGAATGGAGAAGGGCGAAAACCCATTTGAAGCCATGAAGGATAAGAAAGAAGAAAAGAAAGATGAAGAGAAACCTTCCGAAGACAAGGGCAAAGAAATGTCCGAAGACAAGGAAGAACAAAAAATGTACGGTGGCGACCAAGACATGGCCGCAAAATCCGAATACAGCGATGTCATCTCATCTGACTACCTCAACTGGATGGAAAACACCCTCAAATCTGCTGGTGTTGATACCGCTGGGGCACGCTCTCATTTCGACAACTTGGAGAAGGCACAACTTGGTGGCTTCGACAACCCATCGTCCGTTGACGGTGCTGAATACTTCGCTGGACAAGTCAAAGGCCGTGCACAAGAAGGTGGCAACCCATCGACTGGTGCAATCTCCGCCTTGAACAGTGGCTCCAAAGCAGATGTTGCAAAGGGCTACCTTCACCCAGCCGACCTCACCTCCGCTCAAGTCGAGATGGCATACGAAGCCTACAAGGCCGCATCCATCGAAAAGCAACTCAAGTCCTCTCTTGGAACTGTGTTCGCTGACCGACTCGCCAAGGAACAGACCGCAGAGGTCGAATCCCGCCGTGCTCAAGAATTTGACGCACGCCAACCACTTGCTTCTATTGAGAAGGCAATCGCCTCCTTGAGCAGTCGCATCGACAACCTCGGCTCCGCCGAAGGTGCAAGCATCCGCAAGTCGGCCGCCGCACCAACCATCAATGTCCCTTCAACCGAAGACCTCGCAAACATGTCTTGGGACGAAGTCCACAGTCTTGCGGGGAAAGCATTTGAATGAGGAGGAATAATATATGGCACGAAATTACCTACGAACAATTAACGATATGGAACGCTACTACTACGGTGCAGGCTCAAACATGGGCTACGCATACTCCGGTAGCGAACTTCTGAAGGCTGACGCACCAATGCTCTCGACGACTGCTGGTACCTACCAAGCAATCTACGGACGCAAAGTGTGGTCCCAACTCAACCAAGAATTCAACGCATTCAGCATCTTGCCCAAGAAGCCTTGGGACCGCTCTGGATGGCGTGTCGTGACCGCTCGCCCTGACTCAACCAAGGGTGGCGGCATTGCTGAGAATGGAACACTTCCAGAAACCACCAAGCCTACCTTCCAACACATTGCCGCAAAGCCAAAGACCATTGCACACACCTTCGACATGAGCGAAGTTGCAATCTTCCTTAACGACAAGGATGACGGTCTTGGTGACATCCGCTCCGTCCTCAAAGAGGAAATGGGCAAGCACCACGCAGAGGAAATCAACAAGATGCTTTTGCAAGATGTTGACACTCCTGCTGGCAACGATTACGAGTCCTTGGACCGAATCACCGCCGCAAGCACCATGGACAGCACCGGTACTGCGTATGCCGCAACCGTGAGCGGTGGCTCTTCCACTACTCACACTGCGCATGTGAGCGCCGCATCTGACCTTGACATTTACAGCATCGACCGAAGTGCAAACACTTGGTCCGACGCAGAAGTCAATGTCGCTTCCGACGCTGGATTGACTGAGCGTGTTCTCAGCCTCGACCACATCGACGACATCTTCCAGAAGATTTGGGTCCGTGGTGGCAATCCAAAGGTCATCCTCACAGGATATGACACTTTGATGCGCCTGCAACAACTCCTCCAGAGCCAACAGCGGTTTATGGAAGAAAAGCGTGTGACCCCAACCATGGGCGGCGTCAAGGGTGTTCCCGGTATCGAAGCCGGATTCATCGTCGCTACCTACAACGGCGTCCCAATCATTCCATCCAAGGATGTTTCAGCAGACGGCATCAGCCGAATGTACTTCTTGGACACTGACTACCTTCACTTTAGTGTGGCAAAACCAACTCAGTACTACGAGTCTGGTATTGAAACCGGTGACCCATTCGCCATTAACCGCCTCGGTCAAGAGGGACTTTACCGAACAATGGGTGAAGTCTGGACAACTTTCTTTGGAGGTCATGGTTCAATCCGAGACTTGTCTTGAGATTGATGGTGAACAAACAACATGGAGATGAAAAATTATGCAAGAATTATCATTAGCAGGAACAGCAACAGCAACACTCGTTGGAGCATGGGAACTACGAGCAGGCTCTCACAGCACCACAGAGTGGCAAGACGGAGCGGCAGATGTCGCATACCCCGGCGGTGGCCCGGGAACCTTCAACGCTTCTAACAGCGATGGAGCAAACGGCTACGACCCAGCACCAAAGATGGCTCTGATTACCTTCACAGGTGGCGCAGACAACGAAACAATCATTCTCAGCGGTGGAATAAGCAGTATCTTGACTGTATTTATCCAAGAGAACGACGCAACCCCAGTGAACGATGCACACGCAAGCAACAACATGGCTCTTGACATTTCAAGAAGCGGTCTAACATTGACCCTCCACATCAAAGGTGGAGCATCAGATGTTGTTGGCGACATCATGGTGATGTACAACTGAGGGTGGTTAATTGCCTACGGTGACTTCACTTGGCCCCTTCTATGAACGAAGGGTTCCTTGTACACGATTGGTGGCAATCCGTCACCAACCCTTGGAAGTGACACAGGAGTTCTTGAACGAATACCGTCACCGGTTCTCTGCCAAATGGTGGAGAATCGAAGGCGACAATCCAGAACCTGTGACCACAGACCTCGGTGAAGATGGCTTACCTGATGAGGGATGGACACGAAAGGACATCACGGCTTGGCTAAAGGACAACGGTGCAACGGTTGGCAAGTACGCAACCAAAGCAACCCTCCTTGGCATGGTCGAAAATGTTCTTAACCCAGAACCCGCACCAGAGCCTGTACCAGAGCCGGAAGAACCTGCGCCAGTCGCAGAAGAACCCGCAGAGGCACAACCAGAACCAACAACAGGAGATGAACAATAATGGCTATTACAATTGACCCCCGACCAACCGTTTTCGGTGACCGAATGGTAATCACAGGTTCTTATGAAGCAGGTGATACGACTATCAATTTGAGTTCTCAACTCTCAAGCATTGACTTTGCTGGCACAAACAGTGCCGCAATTAGCGTTTCTTTACCCGAAGCGGGAAACAGTGCCGCAGAAATTGTGCTCAACATGAACAACCAAATCGCTGTTAGTGGAACCACGATTACAATTCTGGACCCACTTCAAACAGGTGGCGGCGGCACAGCCGCAGGTACATTCATCGCAATTGGTCGCCGCTCTTGAGGTGACCAACGATGGCAGTACTCAGTGGATATGGAACCCGAGTCATCGGCCCTTATAGCCCTCGTGCTATGGCTGATGGTACGGCAACTGCGCTCATCCAAGCAGACATTCGTGCCACTGGTGGCACAGGTGCTCTTGGTGTAGCCGCCGCAAACACTACCGCTCTTGTCACTATCGAGCCTTTCATGTCACTTGGCAACCATTACTTCCTCCTCACCTACACAGTCTGAGGCGATTGAATGGAGTCACAGAACAACCTTGGCTTGGAAGAAATCGAACGCTTGCAGAAGCGTGGCATCCGCCTTGCAGAATCTTACGGCAGTGGCTCAGTGTTTAACACAGAGCGTCCGTTAGAGGGCATCACCCAAAAGCAACGGGTTCGTACCAGTAAAGCCGCAGATGTTATGAACATTGGCTCAGGTACACGGTGTAAGGCGTGCGGCATGCTGTACTTCTGTTGGGTCGACAAATGTCGAACCTGTGGTCAAAAGATGGACTTCAACCTTGGAACACATGATGAATCTGGAGCGTGAAATCAATGAGCAGAATACTTGTACGCAAAAGTGACATTTTGAAATTCGGTGACAAAGACAATGAGGCTATGCGTAATTTTTCAGGCAATAGTAGCAAGGAAGAAAGAGAGCGGGTCGTACAAGAAATATACGACCGCATGGGTATAACACCAGAATCTTTAGCCGAACAGGCAAAGAAAACTCCCGAACAAAGGGCGGCGGAGTTGGGTGAAGAAGTTGCAAGAGAAACCGAAAAGAAGCACAGACAGCAGGCTATCAACATCCGTGAAGGAAAGAAGTTCGCTGAGGAAGTACTACCAAACATTGCTCTTAGTGGTACTTCGGCATCTCCTCCTACCGAAGCACAACCGTCTGCACCAATGCAACCAGACGCCGAGTCTTTTGCTATCCCGCCCGGCTTCAAGCACGGCCTTGGAGCAAAGGCTCGCAAGGTGCTGACCGAAGATGGTCGGTTGAAAAGAATCGTTATCGAAAACCAAGAGGGAGGAGCAGAAGGCGCAGGCATTAGCCACAACATGCTTGTACAGGACCCGTCGGGCACCAGCCCTTACTTCCGTTCACGAAAGGGGCCACGAGATACAATACCTATGAGTAAATTCCTTCACAGATTTATGAGCAGAGAGCCACAAAGAGCGGCTCAATTGTTTGGCTATCCTCACATGGCTGACCGAAAGACTACGACTCAAGATGACAGGGATGAAAGAATGCAAATGCAGATTGGTATGGCCTTGCATGCTATGCGGGAAGACCCCAATGTATTGGCTAACCTTGTCAACGCACAGGGGCTGGCCGTCACAGATAAAAGCGTACCAACGACACCCGAGGAAGCACTTGCACAAGTAAAGCGCAATTTCCCTCAAGTCACTGTCCCAAGTCAGCAAGAACAACTTGCTGTGGAAATGATGCGAGAGCATTTCCCTGATGCTATTCCCGAAGGAAATCCTACCTTAGCGGCGGCGTTTGCACAAATAGACCGAAGTGATGGAGAAACCATGAGTGCAGAAGACCTCCAAGAACTCACCGTAGGACAAGGAGAAAAGGTCGATGTACAAGGTGTAGTTCAACGCAAGCCTGATTCTGAAACACAGTCCTCACAGTTGGACCGACGAATCCTAAACACATTTGGTGCAGACAAGGCACAGGCAAAGCCAGACGAATTTGAACGATTCAGGAATTTCGCTTTAAACCGGCTTGATGCAATTGATTTGGCTGATGACAAGGCCCGTCGTGAATTTGCCGAATCAGAAGAGAAGAGATTTGAAGAGCAAGGAGGATATGAGGCCGGAGCAGAGCGGCCTTTGATGACTCATGATAAGGCTGATGAACTGTTCGGTACCCCTGCCACCCAATTCGGTTTTGGTACAGAACGAATAGACGACCCTATTGAAGACGCTCTTCAATCTGCTATGATGATTCACCAAAGAGCCGAGGCAGAAAGACCTGATGACCTAACCGGTATTGTACAAAGCGATTACGACAAGACAGTCGGAGAGGCTATACAAGCCCGTGCTGGAGCAGAAGGCGGAGCGAACATTGATGATACAAGGGACATGCTTCATCATCTCAATAATGAAATAGAGACTCAGAAAGAATTGCTTGCAGAACAAGGCGAAGCAACGGCAAAACTGCGACAAAGAGGTCGTAAGAACGCTGTCGCAGTAAATATGCAAAACCACATAAACCAACTCATAATGCTAAGAAACAACGCTCAGTTGACACTACAAAAACTCATAGAAGGAAGAGGAGGTGCTCGCAGAGCGGCTGGTACTCCTGCACCTACTCCTGAACTTGCTCGTCTTGCTCGGGACTTCCGGCAAGGTAATGTTGTGGACATGGAAAACGCACCATCCGAACTTAGAGCCGGAGCAAAGCGTGGAGGATTCGACCCGAACACACCAATCCAAGGTCTTCCAAGTCAGGCTCGTGGAGCAGTCATGCCAGTCACGGAAGAGCAGAGCGCAGAAGCACGAGCCTTTGACAGCACACTCGACAGAGTCGGAGCAGTCCAGCCTGATGAAAAGATACGCCGCCTCAACGAAAGAGGTCAACGGCGTGATGAAAAGTATGAAGCAAACACTCCTGCCATCGACTTTACTCAAGGCGCTATGCAAGAAGAAACCGAAGAAACCGATGAGCAGAGAATTGCAAGACTCATCAACGAAGCAATGAATCCTGATAATGTTGAAACAGGTTTCCCAATGTCACTTGGAACGCAACTTCTAAAAGGAATCCAGCACGACTTGTACTACAAGGGCGTGTGATGTTCGATGCCAGCAGTATTCAGTCCCGGTGAGGTCGAAACCCGTCCTCTGCATCCAGAGGAGATTGTGTACACAAACGCACAGAAGGTAGCAGACCTTCTTGGTATTGGACCGGGAGAGGCTGTTCTCGTAGGCGCAGACTCTGCGACAGACGGCGTCTTTGTCACAGGCAATGACTTTCGTGAACACGGGTTTAGTGCAGGTGACACTATCTTCATCTATTCTGATGATGACCCTTTGGGTATTGAAAAGAAAATATCTGCGCCTACTACGCACACCACAGGTGTCAAGTTGCCCTTTGAAAGTGGCACAGTCACTGCCGCTACATACACAGTGGCAAAGAACACCTATGTACAAAACACAGCGTCATTCACAGCCAAGCGCCGTGGCGTGACCAAAGCACATGTCGAACAGCGTATCAAAGAGGTACAGGACCGTATCGACAATTACACTCACAATGCTTGGCGACCCTATATCGTGGCCGCCGAGTACATCAACTTCGACACCTACAAGCCGTACCGTCGACGGTACTTCACTGACTATGTCGGTACAGCCCCACTGCTCTTCCGCAATGTTCAGCAAATCTTGCGCATTGAGATGTGGCAGGGCGAGAACTATCGTGAGATTGGTTCAGCAGAGGCCCGTCTTGAAATCGTTGATTACACTGCACTTGCAAGCGATGCTGTGTACATGTCACCCGGAGGAGGGGGCTTTGCCAAGTTGGCAGTAGGTACAGGCACCCAGCAATGGGATGCCACATTCGACAAAGTCACAGCCGCTCAGAATCTTGCGGATTTGATAAACCACGAGGACCGCACTGGAAGAGGCACTGTTGCATTTGACACAACAGCGTCCTTTGCAAGTCCTGACGGCACGACCTTCACACTCCCCGATGCTTCGACTTCGACAGGCTCACGCAGTATGTTTGTCAATCATGAGTTCTTAGCCACAGCCAACTCAGATTACGGCAACGGCAAGTTGAAAATTACAAGCATGCGTCAGACCAAGGGGGGTGAGTCTGCTTCAATTGCTGTGAGCGACTCGACTAATTTGGCGATTTCACAAACCACTTCTGTTGAAGTAGCGTCAGGAGTTATCGACGCTACACCGGGAGCAGGTGCTTTTACTATCACATTTGCCAACACTGCTGACGAAGACAATCGTGCTTCGTCTTTCCTTGACTATGGTATAGTCAGAGGAGTGAACCCCGAAGGAGGGGTCTGCATCATCGGCTATCGTGCTAACAGCGGCACAGTGCTCAGCCAAGGTATTTTGTTGCATGGTACATTCAGTGACGATGACACCTTTGATTGGACACAGCATAAATTCCAATCAGACATTGGGGCGTTTTCTGATGCTGGTGGTGACCAAGGACGACTCAAGGACTGGTGGCTCGACCATGAAATGGGTATCATTTACTTCAACAACTCGTACCCGTTCTTTGAGTTCAACGCAATCAAAGCATCCTACATCTATGGTGAGCGGTATTTGGAAAAGGCAATCGAAGAAGCGGCAACTAAACTCGTCGCAGTCGACCTTATCATGGCTGACGACAGAAGCGTACTCATCCCAGAAGGCAGTCAGAACATCACGCTTGCACAAAAGGCAGAGATGTGGAAGAAGGAAGCCAATTCAATTTTGACTCGCTACAAAGAAGTCGTTGTGTTTGAGTGAGGGTTATGTATGGCAAAGGAAGCACTCGACCTCGTTATCGAAACACTTGAGAAGTGGAACAGGGCCAACACAAAAAACATCAAGCCAGTCATCCTCGACATTGCTGACGCTACGCCTGAACGAGGTAAGCGACAGGACTTGCAACGCTCGGACTTCGTTCTTCTGTACGAAACAGCGCACAACGAAGATGTGCCTGACCTCCTGTACAATTTTGTCATGACCCGCATCAACATCACTGTTGACATCCGTACAGCAAAGTCCCGTGCTCACCTACGCCTCATGGAGGATGAACTGCGCCGTTTGATACATGCTGACAGGAAAGGCGACGGCGTCAACTTTGACCGTATGCTTTTCAAGACCAGAACTGATTTGAGCGACCGAACGAAGAAACTCTTCCGGCACACTTTTCAAGTTGAGGTCGTAGTACTGGCTGACCCAGTGGGTGCGTGATAACATGTCTGCCAGCCAAGCGTACAAGGGTGATGTGTCGGAAGTCCTTATGGGACACGAAACAGGACTGTACATTCAGTCAGGGCAACCGTGTACATGGCAGACGACTTGGTCGGCCAGCACTCCCGATTATACTACGCTGGCATTCAAGACCAATGTAGTCTCTGGCAATGTCACTATCTTTGAAAATGGAAAAACCATCCTCAAGGTACCCCTTGGCATGCTTATTGGCCAAAAATTGACCTTCCACCCCTCTGGTGTCGTAGGAGGAGTCCAGCAATTCGTTGATTTTTATTCTGACGGTTTTGACAGCAAGGTCTACTCAATTGTGGACCACACGCTTTCTGGTACAGAAACACAAATCAAAATTGTTCCTGCACTGGAACACGCAACAAGTCCTCGGTCCAGCAACACTGGTGACTCGCTCTTCATCCATTCGTTGGGACTGCCTTCGATTTACAGTGGAGACACTGCTTTTGCAATGAACAGCGCCGCTACTACGAGCAAAGAGGTATCGACCATTGACCAGTTCATTGGCTTGGCTTCGCACATGAAATTGCCCGACACTGAGGTTGAACTTCTTCGGCATCACATCATAGGTCTTGGGCGACAAGCGGCTCTCCAACAAACAGGACGGGTCCACCACAGAGGCGGTCAAATAGAGATGCCTCTTCACAACCCCCGCTGGCTGTATTACAGCCTCGGCAGGGAAACCATCAACGACACCTCATTGCTTGCCAATGGGTATAGCAAGGCCAACACATTGCATGCCACAGTCGTCCCCGGACAGACCTACGCTGATGTCAATGGTTTGGATTTCAATGGTCACACTCTGGCAGTGGGTGACTACATTCTTTTCCAAGATGCTACTCTCGCACCAACTGTCTATTACAAGGGTGTCGAAGGGACATCTTCGCAATTTTGGCCACCTGCCCATGGCAGTTCAGGCATCACAAGTGAGAGCCATCATTTCGACCAAACAGTCACCAGCGAAATACGCAGGGTGCTTGCCATCGAAGACCTTGGGAGCAGTAAATATCGGTGCTATCTTGATGATGCGCTCCATTACGAACACACTACATCTGACGGTATCTATGCATTCAGATTTGCTTCTGATAACTCCACAGGAAGCCCTCATGTAAATGATGCAGGGCGCATCCAAAACCCTGTCAGCAGGCTCTTGTTTTCTGCTGAAACGGTTCCTTCTTTCTGCATAGAGCACAGCATTCGCAACCGTGATGTAGGTTCGTACCCCTTAGAGAACAGCAACGCACCCGGTTCCTCAACTGATTCAAAGCAACTGACCCGTATCTTCCGTGGATGCAAAGTTGTTGAGTGGGAATTGACGGCCACTACTGATGCTGAGGTTAAGTACCGGTG